CTTTTCCACCCTGATTTTTAAATATATGTCAATTTTGACATTTTTGTTTTTTGAACTTAACAATTAAGTTTTAATTTTCATTTCATACTCTAGAAGTTCAATAGTGGATTTTAAACTTATTTTGTTTTTATTTTTCATTATAAATTTAATAAATAAAAAATATAAAATTTTCAATACCTTTCTTTTTAAAAAGAATTGCATTATAAAAATGGTCCAAGATTGAGATTGCTTAGGTCGCTCCGAAGTGATCTTTGACCACGTTTAGAATTGTCGTATCAATCCGTCGTTCTTTGGAACTTTTCTTAGACGTTAATTTCAAGAATTCTTCTTCCGTCATGATTAATTTTAATAAATGTAGGAAGGTAGCCATGGGGTCGCAACCTGTGGGGAGCATGCCGAAAATTGATCCGGTTCCGCTGCTCATTAGTAATTTTAGTATTATCAATAATATTTTATTTTATAAAACAACAAAATTTCCAGTTTTAATAGTTATGTTAGATTCTCTTTGTAAGAAGATGAGTTCAAGTGGAGTCTCTTACATCGTAGCCTTAATCGGCAAGAAAACTTTTAGAGCGTTCGAGGAATGCTTTTTGAAGCTTTTAAATGGCAACATTATTGCTTTTAATTTTTGGGTTTTACCCATAAGTATACTTTCTGTTATTGAATGTAGATTTGTAAATTGGATCTTTTATAATTGTGATTGGTTGTTTTGTTTTTTAATTTGTGTTTTTTTTTGTTTTTGTTTGTTTTAAGGACTCTAGTATTTTTTGTCAACAGTTTATGAAAATAATTTCGTATCATAAACCGTTGAAATATATTTGTGTTCCGTTTGAATGTCAATCTAAAGAAAAAAAAAATAAAAATAAAATGGTTGTTAGTAGTAAGGTTAAAATTAGTTATGAAGATGTAGATTATTGTGCATATGGTTCTAATTTTGATAGTAAACCTAAGAAAAATAATAAAGTTTTTATGCGTCGTCAAGATGTCAAGAAAGGAGATTTAGATTTTTTTTTTTCTTTGCCTGTTTTTGAAGGTGAATCTTTTGAAGGAATCAAGATTCCTTCATGGTTACAAGCTGTTACTTATGGAAAAATGTATTCTTTATTGGGATCTTTAGTTTCTTTTGAGAAGAAAGATTTTAAGAATGGAGTAGAAGCTAATAATTTTAAGGAGTATTCTAGACAAGTATCTTTTGTTAATTCGTGGTTTAAACAACAGATTGAACAAATAAAGTCAGGAGTGGGCTGTGATGATAATATTGAAGGTAGAAAATATTGTTGTGAATTACTTTTGAAATTGTATCACAATAATGATAAAGTTGTTATACCTTTTATTACTTATCAAACCCCTGAACATCATCAGTTTGAAGAAAATCCTAGAATTAAGTTTCCTGAAATCGCCCAAAAACATTTGGAAGAAACCAAAAAGAATAAACCTTTATTTTCTTATGACAGCAATAAAAATCCTAATTTCTTTTTTGATTTGGTTGAGAAGATGGATACCAAAGGCAAACAATTGGGGTTTAAAAAGATAAAAAGTATTCTTAAGGATTTTTCTACAAGGAATTGTGATCTTCAAGAGATACTTTCACTTTTTAGACATAAATGTTATGTCCCTAAAGATGGTACTCCATATTTAAAGATTCCTCTAAAGGATATTAAACAAATGTCTTGGATAGTTCCATGGATTCCTCCATCTTTTTTATATGTTGTTGTTAATAATGAATCAAGAGCTTTTGCACTTTTCTTAAATTACATGTTGGAAGTACGACGACAAATTTTGAGTTATACTGAAGAATATTTTACTATTTCACAAATGTCCAAATCTGAGAGAGAAGTCATGCGGTTAGAACGCATAAAGGTCTTCAAAAATGAGATGCGTTCACCACAGATTCAGGCACGTTTTATAAATAATGAACCAATAGAAGAAATATATAATCATATCAATGATAAATTGGTTTCAACTTTTTGGAAAGAATATAAAACTACTGATAAAAATATTCTCATTAAGAAAGAGAAAGTTAAGACAAAAAGAGAATTAGAACGAAATAAAGCACGTGATAATAAATATTATTATGATAATGATTTTGTTACACAAAGTATGAATTATGATGTTACTTTTTTATGTTCAGTTGTTTTTTCTTGTTTTGCTTTAATTTATATGTTGAGGGAATATAAATATTTTTCAATTGTTATTAAAACATATGAATATTTTAAGAAATTTTGTGTTTTTTATGAGAAATTTTTTAATAGAGTAGAAGATACACAAGATAAGTTTAAAAAACATATGGCTATGTTTAGTGATTGGAAAGTATTGTTACAACCTGAATATAAGTTGGCATTATTGGAAGTTAAATCTATAATTCACATTTGTTATCATGCTTACAAGGGTAATAGAGATTCTTGTTTAGAATGGCTTTCTAATTTTTTTGTGAGTAGATCTGATAATTTGTTAAATATTTCTTTGATTGATTTTTCCGGATTGTATGAAATGCTTAAAGAACCTAAAGCTGAAGTGTTAGTTGGTAACAAAAAATACTTGTTGAATCGGGAGCAATATGAAGCATATAAAAAATGGAGAATTAATAATGAGGATAATACTAGTTTTGAAGAGAAATTTGGTGATAATTTTGAGATACAGAGCGATAATTTATTTAAGGATGCTTTTTCAAATTTTGTTAATTTTATTTCTTATACTCCACTTAAAAACATGACTGAGGCTGATTTACGTCAAGCAAATGCTCAATTTGTTTACATGAATCACGTTAAGAAGTTGAGTACTGAATCTATGGAAATGATAGTATCAATTTGTCGAATGATAGTACGCACTTTTATATGCTATGATCCACTTGACTCTAATTTCTCTTCTTTTGCCCAGAATTTGTATGATATTATAAAGTATGTGGATAATTTACCTCAAAGAGACGAAGCTTTTATTACGGATAAGAGATTAATGAATGAAGTAATAGAAAAATTTGATTTTGCTTCGTCTTTGTATCGCGATTCTCAGATGCAAACTATGCCATCTTTTTTGCAAAAAGTTTTTTCTTTGAAGTATCTGAAGTTGGAAAAAACATCCAAGATGTGTTCATCATTATTGGGAACTACTCATAGTAGAACTGAACCATTTTTTATTTTATTTACTGGTCCACCGGAAGTCGGAAAATCTGCTACTACAAAATTTTTTGAGAATGCTTTATCTCATTTATTTTATGAAACCATATTTTCTCCTGAGATGGTCTATGTTTATAACAAGAATGATGATTTTTGGGAAAAATATGCGCAACAAAAGTTTGTAGAATTGGATGATATGTTTATGGAACAAGATGTAAATAAGAGGGCTGCTGAAGCGAGTTCTGTTATAAGTATGGTCAATACTTCTACATTCAATTTGCCTCAAGCTTTTGGTACAAAGGGCACTGTTTTTTTCGATTCCGATTTTATATTTGGTTCCACTAATATTGCTAATAACGGCATAGAGAAATGTGCATTTTGCGTTGGTTTGACTGATCCTAAAGCTATGGTTCGTCGGTTTCATTTAGTGTTGCATAGAGAACAGAAATGTGAAGCTTATGCCCATGATAATGTTTTTCGTGTTGACAAGTGTAATTTTGATATTAGTATGGAAGGTAAACATTATAATGCTAAAGAATTGGTCAGGGAAATTATAAGATTACGTAAGGTTCAAATCGAAATGAATGATAAATATAAGTATACTCCAACTTTTTTGGATCAAATTTTTCATACGCAAAATGATTCAAAGTTTAATTTAATGGATGAAGTTCAAGATCGTTTGTCCATTATTGGTTGGTGCATTACCAATTATTTTGAAAATTTAAATGAAGAACAAATGTGTTTTTTTTATATTTTTTTTTTCATTTTGGTTGCATTAATAATTTATTCTTGCAGTTCTTTCGGTAATTTGGTATACAATTTTTTGTTCCCTCAGTTAGTTACGCAAACTTTTGACAAAAAGTTTAATGTTCGTCATCCTTCTAATACTCATAAAGGCAAAATTCGTACTGCTAAAATTAGAAAACTTGATAAAGTTGATAGAGAATTTGTAACAAATAGTGATGAGAGAAATTTTTATATGTCAGCTTTGAATAAGGTTATTAATAGTGTTGTTCACATAGAAGCATGGTCCTTTAAAAAACAGAGTGATGGAAGCATGCAGTCTTATAAGTGTGAAAATACTAATGCTTTTCATTTGAAAGATGGTTATATTGTTATGCCAGCTCATTTTTACTTAAGTGTTACGCAAGGAGATGCTGTAGAATTTTGTATGACGTGGAAGAATGGAGTTTGCACTATTCATGAGTTTGATGATCCCATTCAGGTTACTAACGAAGAAAATCAACCCCAAGATATGGTAATTTGTCGTTTACCTAAGGGTCAAAATTTGCCTCCTGCGATATATAAGTATGTGATAGAAGATAAGGATGTTTTTGATATAGTACAAGGTTATCCTATTAATCTATTACATTTAGACGAACATAATGAAACTACAATTATGACGGCTACAAAAGCTATTAACACATCTTACATAAGTTATGAGAGTGTTGGTACTACCTTTGTTATGGAGCATCCTTTGAATTATTATTATGATACGGTAAAAGGACAATCTGGCTCAGTTGTTGCGATATCTGGTAAGCAGGGACAAGTTTATGTTATAGGAATGCATCTTGGTAAAGGTTCAAAATACAGTACTGCTATTACTTTTACTAAGAGCTTTTTTAATAGCATTTTGTCTTTTACTACTCAGAGTAATATAACTGAATTTCCGTTGAAAGTTCATTCTTTGGTTGCTCCAGAGAAGGCTTTTTTTCATCCTAGAAGAACTAAATTTAAACGTAGTTCGTTTTATGGTTGGTATGGCGAGCCAAAAAAGATACCTACTCACTTAAATGATTTTGTTAATAAACAGGGTGAAGTTGTTTCTCCTTTAAACCTTGCATTAAATAAGTTTGTTCAAGAGGAGATGGAACCAGTTCCATTTAATGAAGAAGCGTTAATTGCTTATTTTATGAAACTTTATCCGCCAAAAGAACAAAATCGTTTATTTTCATTTTATGAGTGTTTAAATGGTATGAATGACGGCGAAGTTACTTCCATTTCTATGAGTACATCCCCTGGATATCCTTATTGTTTGGGTAGAACTAAAGGTAAAATGCCTTTTTTGGAACGTGATGAAGATCATTTTGAATTTTCTGATGAATTTTTAGTTATACTAGATAATATGGAAGAAGACTTGCGAAATGGAAAACAAATAGAAGTTGTATGGGCTGATATTTTGAAAGATGAAACTCTACCCCGTGAAAAAGTTGAAAAAGGAAAAGCTAGGTTATTTTCGAGTTGTCCTCTTCATTATTTATTTTTGGGTAGAAAGTATTTTTTGGATTTTTCATCGTATGTTCAGTCGCAAGCTTCAGTTAAACCTATTAACGTTGGCATAAATGCTCATTCTAGAGATTGGTTGTATTTGTATTTGCGTTTGAATAAACATAAGGGTTCTGTTATTGCGGGAGATTATTCTCGATTTGACGGAAGAGTCAGAGCTTATATAGGCAGGATTATTTTAAAGTTTATCAATATGTGGTATGATGATGGGGAAGTGAATAAAAGGGTTCGTAAATTGTTGTTTGAACATATATTTAATGCTTTGCATATATGTGGAGATAAATTATACTATGTGAAAGATAGTAACCCTAGTGGCAATTTTTTTACAGCGATTTATAATTCATTGCAAAATATAGCTATGACTTTTATCATATTAACTGAAGATTTGAATTTAATGGAAGATCAATTTGAAATGTGTGTGTATGGTGATGACAATGTGATTACTTGTTCTGTTCCTGGTATTAGTAGTTCTAGTTTGTCTTCTCATTATATGCGTCGATTTGGTATTGAATATACTCATTGGAGCAAAGACATATTTGAAGGTACTGATACATTGACAGACATACGTTATTTGGGAAGAAAATTTTCATTTGATACTGGTGAATGTAAAGCTCCTTTAAATTTGGACGTTGTTGTAGAAGCAACATATTGGTATAAAAGTCAAGTTCCTGAAAATGTTGTTTTAATGTCAGAATGTAGGTGTTTTGCATTAGAAATGTCTCATTTTACTAAAGAGGAATTTGATAAATATATTACAATGTTGAGGAATGTCGTTAACGAACGAACTCCTCATTTGAAGTCATTTTTTGAGAGTGAAATTCATACTTATTATTATTACCATGATTCTAAGTATCACCCTCTTAAGAAGAAACCTATGTATTCTTTTTTTGTAACCCAGTCTAAAGACGTTAAATTTAATGAAATTTCAATTGCTGATAATGTTCAAAACTCTATTTCTTCTAGACATGAAGAATTTACTGATCGTGCTACAAATGAACCTCAGGATTCACAGCAGGTCAGATTGGGCTCGTATCAAGATATATCTCCTATAGATACGAGTGCTGGTGGTAGTGAAGTATTTCAACAACCACACCAGGTTTGTAATTTGGAAACCTATGATTTAAATGGTGCTTTAAGCAGAGAGTACAGAATCGGTACGATTTCTTGGAATACTGGTCAAAGTATTAATACTGTGCTTGCTCAATATTATTTTCCCGATATTCTTTTTTCACAATCTTTTATTGCAGAGAAAATTAAGGATTTTAAGTTTTTTAGAGGTGGTATTCGCATTACTATGAGAATAACCTCAAATAGATTTTTGTATGGGAAATTGATTATGCATTATGAGCCATGTGTTAATTTTGCTCTCGGTCCAGCTTACATTGATTCGGTTCCTTCACAAACTGATTTTGTCGTTGGTTCAAGTGGTTATCCACATGTCATTGCTTCGGCTTCCAGTGGTGATGCTGTCGTTTTTGATATTCCTTTCATTTCTCCTTATCGTGCCTTACAAGTTCAGAAATATGGACTAGGGGAGATTGCAAAGGTTAAGATTTTAGTTTTAAATCCTTTGGTTAATGTTCAGGACGCCGGAGCTGATTCATGTAGTGTTTTTATTACAGCCCAATTTTTGGAACCTGAATTGTTTTTGC